TCGTTTTTGTATTGATCTGGCATTGCTTGTGCAATTGGAGTCATAGCGTTTAAAGGAATGTTTCCTGGAAGTTGATCTAAACCTCTATACAACTTTTCTACGCTTTTGTGTTTTTTGCCATAACGAAAAGTATATTCGCTACCTAAAGCTAAAAAGTGTTTAAGCAACCACCTGTAATTACTATGTGTTGTTCTGGCCCAGATTGTACAAGGGTGGTTTTTGTATGCAACTTTATAAAGACCAACTTCGTCTGCATACTCATCACCATCTAATTCTCGGTGTGCAGTACATAACATTTGAGCGGTTTCTAAAGGCATCTTGACCAACATTTTGTCAGGTTGTGCTTGAGCTGATTTTATTGGACAGCTGTCAAAGTAAAATATGTTCATTGGTCAAACCCATAAAATTTTCTTGGTCCTTCTGGTATGTTATCCCAAATGTCTTTTGGCAGACGTTTACCATTAAAGTAGTAAATTCTAGACCACACATTGTCATTTATAACACGTTTAGTCGTTTTTCTAACGGTTGTATCCACGTTTATAAGCTCTTCTATGTAATTTAGAACTATATCTTTGAGTTCTGTACGTGTAAGAAGCTTTTTGTTTGTGGTACTGTTGTATTTTTGAGCTAAATCTAGACGTTGCTCGTCCGTTAGTTCTATAGAAACGTTTGTTTTCATATTATCTCCGTATTAAATATATGGCACAGGCCATAAGTCCTATACTAAAAGTTGATTGTACAAGGGCCCCGGTCCAGTGTAATGAAAATAAATTATTAAAAAACCCAAGCAAGAAAAGAATATATAGATCTTGTTTAAATATAAGAGTGGCTAAATCTATAAAAATTAGACTGATTATAAAAAGTAAGCAGCCTAAGAAATTTAAAAAACGTTGGTTAGAGAGGAAACACATCATAAAAAACTCCTATTCATGACTATTTGTAATTTATTCAGCTTTAATGGATTTTACGGAAAGGCCGTTTCAATCTTCAGAACCAACGTTTTAATATTCCATTACAAAACTGAAAGCAACAGAATAAATTGAGGGGGTTATTCCCCCCAATCTACACATGAGTCGTTCCAACAACGCGCAAACATTTTTCTTCTCGACTCACTATGTCTTTTAGTCATCAAATAAAGTGATTTCTATATTCATTTCACCATCGTTGATGTACAAATTATATTGAGCTTCACAGTAGTTAGTATATCGCTCTTGCAAATAAGTGTAATGATGTAGCTCATATGCTTTAGCTGTATTAAAGGGTGTTTCGCCTACTTCGGATCTTTCATGGCAGTTTGATATAAACATATCTTCTAGCCATGATATATAGGGCTTTTTTTCTTGAACAAAACGTTCATATGAAAGGTATGGGGTTTGATCTTCTTGCATTTTACCTCCTGGTTTTTTTGAGAAATCTAAAGACTTCAATAAAAGCGTTTTGATGCTCTGGCTGTATTATAACACAAATTTTATACAGAAGATTTTCATAAGCTTTTTCCCTAGCTTTAGATATAGAATACTGTCTAGTTAAAGTAAGTTGTAAAGCTTTGTGTTTTACAAGTTCAGGCGTAATATCAAGTATTTCTTCTGCTTTATGAACAGTATCTGCATGAGTTTCTATAAGATGATCCATTAATAATTGTTCATCATGTTCTTCCATTGACCATTCTTTAACTTTGCCCATTTTCTTTCTCCTCATAAAATGCATAAATTTCTTTAGCTCGTTTAATAAGTAATTGAGAGACATTAGGGTTTTTAGAAGAATCAGGGTCTTTAAATACAACTTTTCCTGTTTCTGCATCTTTCTCAAATAATATAGTTCCACGCCCCCAACCTAAAAGGACTGAACCTTTTCCGTTGATGCCATAAGTAACTCTTGATCCTGGATATTTAGCCAATTCGGAACCCTCCTGAGTCTTTACAAAACTCTATAAAAGTTTTAAGATTTTTACGATCCCACGGATAGCCTGTATCGAAATGAGGTTTTTCCTTTTTGCCTTTACATGCGTTACATATTGTAGGTGTATTGGAATCATCCATGTGTCTATAGCCAGTAGCGTCGCATATTTCACAGGGGACATTACCTAGAGATTCTAAATGTTCTTCTCGTGCTTGTTCCCATCTGTCAATATCACCGTTTTCCATAGATTTTTCTAAACGTTTAGCAATTCTAAGAGCTTTAGTCTTAGTAATTAAATGAAAGTCGTTGTGCATACCTGCGGTTGCATCTTCAACAGTGACGATGTTTTCACACATATTGACAACATATTGCCAAAGGGGACGCCAATACCATACGTTATTGCGAAAATAATAGCCTGGGTTATCCCGTTCATATTTTTGCCTTGCAGTAAAGTATTCTTCTTTTTCTTCAAAAGAAGGTGGTTCATCTCCTTCCCATTCTAAGTCTGGGGCAAGTTTGAACTCTTTACGTTCTCCATATAAATCGAAACCCATGATTATTTCCTCCAATCTGGTTGTACTTTTTCCCATTGTAAAATGGGGATTTTGTGTTTGTTCTTTTTAACTGCTATTACTTCATGTACCATAAATTTTTTCATGATAAATAAAATAACAGAAGCACATAAACCGCCAAGCATTGCAGCGACCATACCACTATAGGTGCCATAAAAGCACACCATAAGGGTTACAGTAATAGCAATGTCAACAAAAATGTCCGCGCCGATAGCTTTACGTCCGCCAGCTTTAAGCACTAGCAAAAGTAGTCCGAATGCGCTCATAATTCCTATTAGCAACATCGTTTTTATCCCTCCACATTTTGATTAATTGATCCATAACAGCAAGTAATTCTATTAGTAGAATTAAAAATGCAGTTATTCCCGAAATGGCCATAGTAGCTGAGCTCATCTATTTCTCCTTTCTATTCTTTTTTTATTAACAAGGGTGTAGTTTTTAGCAATATAAGCTAAAAGTACGGTTTTTAGACCAAAAAAGGTCATTAAAGTAACATTCATAATAATCTCCATATTAAATATATTGTTACACTTATAGCGGCTACGATGCCCGCCATAGCAAACATATGATGTATGCTAGCGGCAAGAGCACCGAAACCAAGAAGAATTACTAGTCCAGTTAAAGCTGAGACAGAGTATTCCTTCACTAATTTTTTACATTTTGATAATTTCACCATATGGCGCCTCCTCTGCACAAGTGGTTACCCATAAAACTGGAAAAGGCGGTTCGTCTCCGAAGTCGCTTGACTCTAAGTCGGTAAGATAGACGGCGGCTTTAACATTAGGGCAATGTTCCTTAATATAATCAAAAGCGGGATAGAACATAGTTCCACCACGACCTTTGTAAGTAACTTTAAGGGGTAAATCCTCACGGCTGTACTTGGTATATTCATTTACTTCAGTGTCACACTGTATGAAATGCACACTTTCAGGATTAAGATCATGAAGTATTGCAGTGGTTTCACTTGTAAATTGTTGTAGCTCATCGTCACTGACTGAGCCAGAGGTGTCAACAATTACAGCTATCTCTTCCAGGGCGGGTGTATGTAGAGATGGCAGATATAGTCCTTGAGCAATAAATCTACGATTAGGTCTAATCCATGTAAAGTCAGATTTATTATTGGATCTAAAGAACCTAGCAAGAACACCACGCCAGTCGACTTTGGGTTCTAACACATCAGCTACTAAAGATTCTAGATTGCCAGATAATTTACCAGCTGTACGTGCGGCCTCGGCTGCTTGTTGTATTGCAACATGAAAATCAGCTTCTACAGCACCTGATACGTCTTGTCCTTGTGTCATAGAAGGATGATCCATTACACCACCACAGCCACCTGGGTCGTTGTGTCCTTTTAACAGCACACCAAATCCACCTTTTTCTTCACCTAAGTCATCAGGTAATATGCTATATATTTCTTCTGTAGACATAGGTTTGGGGTTGTCGTATTTGTCATCAATAAGCTCTGTTTCTGGAAGAATAAATCCTTCTTTTATAAGTGTATTGTTAATACGATAGTCGGCAGCAATGTTCCATTTGTGTCCGTCACGTTGATTACGACGTAACATATGCAGCAAAGCAACATGCATTACTTCGTGGGCTACGAAACCTGTTTGTTGCACAGGTTTTAGTCTGTCAAACCACTTAGGGTTTACTAACAGTTCTACGCCGTCGGTAGCACCAGTGGGAACTTCGTCGGTTAATTTGACCTTTAATCTTAGCGCCAAAGTGCCGAAGAATGGGTGGTCTAATAATAATCGACTACGTGCTTTTGTTATTTGTTCATGGCTCATGGTTCATTATTCCTGTATTTTTAAGTAAAGTGCTCTCTCCTTGGGTACTGCATAGAGATCATGGTTCTGTAATCTCCATTCACGGTCCGCGGTTCGAGGTGCAGTAACTTGACCTGCTTTAGGGTTTTGATACCAAGAATGAATTAAATGGTCTAAAGCAGCATCTTCGTTTTCTGTTTTATCCTGAATTTGTTGGATTTTTTCTATGAAATCCCAATAAGAATTTTGTTTATCCCAAGCACTTAAATAGTTTCTAAACTGTGTCCATTGCTTAGCGTCACGTTTATCAGTTATATAACCTTTATTAATAAGTTCTTTACCTTGCAAGTAATTGGGTTGCTCGTTCCAACGTTTAACATATAAATTACGGTGAGAAGTAACTTTAGAAACTTCACATCGTAAATAGCTTTGTTGGTAGTGCTGAATAATAGAATCACCGACTTTTATAAAGTTTCCAAGCTTCCTTCTTGGATCATAATTAAAAGAAACAGGATACAAGTCTATGTTTCTAACTTGGTCGTGCACATTCTTTTGCACACTGTCAAAAAGGAAGCCGTCATATTGGTATGGCACACCCATATTTTGACATTGCCTGGATTCAGCGTTGTTATACCTATGAATTAATTGACTAGGAGATTCGTTAAGCACATACGGTTGTACCAGGCCCATCAGTCGTCTCCCAGCAATGAAGCTGTCAATATAGTTTTGTTGAGATTTTGCTCAATTGGTTCAATTTTAGAACGTTGTTGTTGTTCTTTACGCTTACGCTGTTGTTTTTCATGAACTTTAGAGATTTTCTCTTGCGAAACAAGTTTAGATAAAGCTGGCCAAGCCTTGAGAGCTTGATTAAGAGTTGTGAATTGATTTAGAGTTTGTTCAACTTTGTCTGTATCAATTCTTTTCTTAGCTTGACGATGAGATTCGTCTTGATGCTTTTTCTTAATGTTATCTATGTATGGTTTTGCAGATTCTGCTACTTCTTCAGGCAGGTTGCCAATATTAGCATTGATTGGAACACCTGATTCTCCACGCCAACTGTCTGGTTTACATATCATCCAAACAGGTATAGATAACGGAACAGTAATTTCTGTGTCATCAACAAAGTTTTCACAAATGACACGTTCCTCGTCTTTATATGTAGTATCAAACATCATCATGTCTGTTTTAAGAGTAAGTTCCTCTGTTTCAACAAGAACATCATTGAGTTGAAGAATACCAGCAAACTGATGTCGCATAAATTCTTCAAGCGCACGAACTTTACCAGAAAGTAAAGTTTCATATAATGCATCTGCATCAACGGTGTCTTGTTTAATTTCAGGGTTAGACTTGTCATAAAGTCTTTTGAAATTGTTGACAATTTCTCGCTGAAGGTACTCAGCCATACGTACTGTAGCCATAAAATACTCCTAAGTTAAAAGATTAACAACGCCAGCAATGGTTATTACTGAACATACAAAACCATATGCCATAATAAAAACACCAAAAATGGGGTTATTGGATTGATCAAAGATTTTATAACCAACTGGAAGCAGTATTGTGCCACCAGCAGCTATAATAAAGATAAGAACTTCGTAAAAAGCCATAATATTCTCCTTATAAGATTACATTTGAATTATCAATGATCCACTTTTGTATAGGTGGTGAATCAATAATAGGTTTATAGTTTGGACTTGAGCTAGCCCTAGCTTTGTCATGCTGTATTGACTGTTTAACAAGCACCACTTGATACTCGGTTTCTAGCTTGTTGCAAATACGCATAACATTAGCCACCTTGTCTTCGGTTGCTCTAGATGCTAACGCACCTGTAAGAGCATACAAGATAGCTGGATCTGAATCGTGTTTGTATTTGTGTGGATTCTCGATCAAATTGTCAATGTCAGGTAGTGAGTCAGCAATTTTTCTAAATGCTACATACTCACCTGCTGGGCCATCGCCAACTAATGCTGATACACCGTAAAACAGTGTTTCCTCATTATTGTTTATCTTCAACTTCTTATCCACTAACGACCAGCTCCTAGGAGTAGGAAAAGAGTAGTGGTCTGCGTCAAATGAATACAACAGCCCAGGGCGATATCTCATAAATGAGATAAGCGAATCGCTAATGCCTTTTCCAATAGCCCACTCACACCAGTCATCTACATTTGGCTCTAACTCATAATGAGCAAGCCTGTTTCTGACGGGGGATGGCATTTGATAGACAGCAGCAGAATCGGTAAGTCGGTTACCTGCAGCTATTATAGACCAGCCATGCGGTAGATGATAATCCCCAACCTTTCTGGTTAATAACAACTGCAAGAACGCGTTTTGTGTCGCGGGCGGCGCTGTAGGTAATTCGTCAATGAAGAATAAACCACGCTCACCATCCCGCTCTACAATTGGAAATACATCTGGGACAGCCCACGATGTAAAATATTTGTCTTGGTCTTTGACTTTGACTACACGCGGCACGCCACGTACGTCAACAGGGTCAAACAAGTTTGCACGAAACTCTAATAAGTTTTGTTTTAAACTTTTTGCAACTTGATATGGTATTTCTGATTTGCCGATACCTGGACCACCCCATATCATGGTGTTAAGTCCGGCACGCATATTACTTACAATCTCTGGAAAGAGATGTTTGGGACGTATTTGATGCATACTCCTACTCCTAAATTAAAATTAAAAAACAGCCAATAAACTGGCACACGGTTTTTACTGAATAAAGTGATTAAGTGCCTTGTCGGCACACATACTTGTGAATAAGCTTTAAAAGTGATAGCCTAGAGCCTGCTTTCACATTCACAGACCTAGGCTACCCTCTGATTTATACCCCGAACCAGACCAAGGGGTACTTTTTGGTAGATGTACTGGATTTTAGGTCCAGACAACAGGATAAGTACCAACCTAAAGCCCTTTGAGAAACAAAGTAGAGCTGACACTTCGGGACATTAATTACGCATTGTCATACATTGCTTTAGCTGTCTCATTAGTAATAGACTTACTAGTGATTTTTCCAGACTTATCAGCATGTTGGTTGTAATTCCACTCAGCTAAACGCTGTAAACGATTCTCAACTGCTTGTTGGACTCTAAAACGATTGATCTCAACATCTTTAAGACCAAACTTGTCATCCATTTTGTTAAGAAAAGCTGATAACATTCTAGCTTTACGACCGAGCTGAACCATTTTGTCTTCTCTATCGATAAGCCAATCTGGTATCTCCTGATCTTCTTTAATGGTGCTAATTGAATCTTTATACTCAAAAGCAACACTAGCGAACTCAGCCCAAGTCCTAGTACCTAGCTGTAATGCATTGATACCAGTTGTTTGTGGATCAACTTCCAATAGTTGACTGAAGCCGTCAACGACTTGTTCAACTTGGCTGTTGAAGTATTTTTCAGCTTTGTCGTCACTGTGCGGTTGCTCAGTGCCATACTTAGCATCAAAGACTGTCATAATTTCAGATACAACTACTTCGTTGTAGGTAGGATTACCTGCATCGTCTAGTTTATATCTGCGGAAGAAAAAGTCAGGAAGGACGATTGCCACTTCTTTAGCTCTTTCTTCACTGCCTTCAGGATCACCATTCGTATCTGCACGATATGCAGACTCAGGTGTTTCGTTTGAAGGGGTTAGTTCTACCGTCTCTAATTCCGACGGGTCAAAATGATCTACATTAGCCATTTTTATCTCCTCTATATATAGAAGGTTAATATTCACTCACCAAGGTGAGCAGTTAAATAAACCGCTTTAGAATTTAAGCAGTTTAAATTTGTTGCCATACTTTCGTTTATTGATACCTTTCCAGCTTAGCTCTTTACGCCGGCTGTAACTTAAGCTACTCCAATGTCTGAGTGCCATCGCGCTAGGTATGCCAGAACGAATACGGTCTCGTTCATCCTCATGTTGATGAAACAAGTCATCAAGGATGTGTTGTGGTAAGTCTATGTCCATAATTATGTCCCTATGTTTTATTAATTAAATTCATTTCTAAAGTACAAACGGACTGTCCGTTAGGACAGCCGTATGGAAAATTAACCACGATGTTAAAATCTAGCACGGCACAGTAATTCGCACACTTACAGGTGGTTTATACCCATGAAAAAAGCTACAGCCCCCGAAGGGGCCATAGCTTTTTGGGGACTAACTTATACTCCAGGTATTTGAACTTCTCTTGTTCCAAATGCTTCTGGAGAAGTATCAAGAGCATGATCACTAAACCAATTAATAAGTTCTTGGTTGGTTATAACAACCAACGGAACTCTGATATAACCAGAATGAAAATACTCAACAACATCAGATACAACACCAGCTTCTTGCAAAGCTACTAACATGCCTTGATTCTCACTGTAGTCTTTGATGAATACAGGTATTTGTTCATAACCAAAATGCTTGTCTATTAATGCTTGTGCATCATCATCAATCATGTTGATTGTTGCAGTGGCTATTGGCTCACCGGTGTCAACTTCTTTTAGCGTAAGTGCTAAAGATCCGTTGTTTGTGTACTTAGTAGGTACAACTCTACATAACCAAGACTTAAACAGTACTTGGGGAAAATTACGAATGTCCATATTCGTTCTCCTATATTAATTGTTAATAACACTCCAAAAGGACAAACGGACTGTTCGTTAGAACAGCCGTACGTGTACCATGACTACTGGTACACGCTTAGAGTAGAGTACATAAGGCTTTCAGACGGAGCTAGCGCTGTGTGTACCACAAGTTGAAAAGTGGTGGTACACACCTTAGGCTAATAGGACAAAGGGATAGAGGTCCTGTGTACCATGTGTACCACTACTTTTAGGTCTGTTAGACTTTTAACTAATAATAAAGAATATAGTATAAATAACTAAACTCCGAGAGTTTTAGCTGGTACACGCGGTACACGTGGGGTGTTTCACGGTCCACGGTCCGTGTTTACGGGCGTTTTGCGTGTACCACTACTTGTGAAAAGTGGTGGTACACATCTGGTACACGCGGTACACGTTGTCAAGTTTTTTGCACCACGGGCACAAAAACGGGGTAAATAGCACACGAATCGGGGTCTAACGGGCTCGCACACGTCTCGCCCGGACCTGACCTCGGTGTTTAGAGAAAGGATGATGGTTATTGATCCCGACCATCGGCGGTATTATTAGGGGTAGATGTTAAGCTTTAAGCCAAAAGTAAGCGAATGTTACGATTGATGCGAAGTGGAGGACTATAATTCCACTCATAAGCCAGAAGAAGATAGCCATAGGTAATTCAGCCATTGTTGTTCTCCGATTGGTTAGATTTCCAGTTCTTGTACTCAGATTGAATAGAAGATTGGGGTTCTGGTTGGTCTCTGAATAGATCCATTTGCTTAGGTTTGTTACGACCTTTGGTATAAGCGGTTTGGACTTCATCTTTAAGACTAGGTAGTTTCTCCATGACATCGGATACAGTTTCTCCTGATGCTTCTGCGAGCTTGATTACCCATTGTGTGAGGGTTTGGTTCATGTTTTTCATGATTGACCTCCATTTTTGTTGGGCCAAGATGGTAAGAGAACTAACTCTTTGTGGTCTTCAGGAAGGATATCAGTGATGTATTTACCTAATAGTCTGATAGTTCCACTGTTTTTGTTTACACTGATCTTCATGTATGAATCACAGAAAGCTAGATGATGCTTTAGCTCGCCGTTAGACATGTAAGGAAGCATGGGTTGGTACTCAATTAGAGCGTTAGCCTCTCCATAAATCTTAACAGGTCTGTTGAATGTTACGACAGTGTTGTTAGCCTTAGTCTCAGTAGTTTGAGGTTGTTGGCTGTTGTACTCAGTAATATGAGCTTGATTATTATATTGTGACATGATGTGTCCCCTATATAGTTAGTTAATGTACCAAATGATACACACTTAGAGGACAGACTGGATGGCGCTAGCCAGACAGTTGATGAAGAATGACAGACCTTAAATCTAATAGGGGGTATGGGACAAGGTTCCAAAAGGTAAAAAAGGAAACAAGGTTCCAATATACAAAAAAGGGAAGAGGGATGGTGTTGTGCAGAGAGTGGGAGGGAATGAGTGAGCGATTGTGCTATACTTTTTAAAGAAAAATATTTTAGGAAAAATTTTGCCGAAAAAAATTTGCGCAAAATGTAAAAGAAATTTATCTGTTGAGGAGTATAACCCTACAAAAGCAGGGCGCCCACGCAGCGCATGTAAAAGATGTGAAAATGCACAACGTATAGCTAAAAACAGTTCTTCCCCGTACGCGTATTTAAAAATCTTATACTCAAAACTAAAGCACGCCCGAGCCAAAGAAGATAAAAAACTTGAATGGACCGTGGAACAGGAACAACTGTACATCTTATGGGACCTTCAAGGAGGGAAATGTGCCCTTTCTGGTGTATACTTAACTTGGCAGACAGGTGAAGGGTCACAAGATTTTAACGCCAGCATAGATAGAAAAGACCCCAATAAAGGATATATACCCGAAAACATACAATTAGTGGCCTTTCGTGTAAATGTAATGAAACATGTACTCGGAGAGAGCGCTTTTTTCTGGTGGTGTAAGAATATCGTTGCTAAAAAAGAAGAATACTAACTATAATAAATTTATTTATGGCGGAAGAAATCGAAAAACTAGAGCTTTCGGACGACGATAGAGCAGAAATGCAGTCGCATTACCCATATGCGGGGCTACAACTCAATGAATTGTCTACTCAAGAGGAAAGATTGATACATTTTTTCCTTCGAGGCATGTCGAAAGCAGCCGCGGGCCGTGCAGCGGGGTACGGTGACTCCGAACATGTCTATAAAATCTTTAAAAAACCCAAAATTCAAAAAGCAGTCGCATATTTTCGCGAAGAACTCCGTGATGAAGTCAAGTTTGACCGCAGTACGGCTACAAACATGTACCTGGAAGCGCACCGTAAGTCGGTAACCGCGACCGAAGAGTGTAAAATCACCGATTCGTTGTGCAAGCTTCACGGTCTACACGCTCCTGAGAATGCAACACAGATAAATATCAATATCGAGAAGAATGTACAGCAATTAGAACGATTACCCGACTCAGAACTGCTAAAAATAGCAGGAGTCGATAATCAGTATCTAATACCACACAATGGAAATAAAAAAGATTGAATGTAAGGAGTGCTTAACTTCTTATCCTGAGACATTGATACCGGACGGTGGTGTGTGCGTGTATTGTAAAGCAGACGCAGCCGAAAAAGTCGCGGTTCCCGTTGAGAAAGAGGCATCTCCCCCTCCTACGCCTGAACTCTCTAGAGAAGAGGCTGCTCAGCGGGAGCTCGCACTAAGAGCGCTTTCACGTAAACACGTGCTCCCCTTTGTTGAACACTTCAACCCTGATTATATGGCAGGGTGGGTGCATAAAGATATTTGCCAAAGGCTCGAAAAGTTTAGTCAAGCGGTAGAAGATGGCGAGTCGCCTAGATTAATGTTGTTTATGCCTCCGCGGCATGGTAAATCAACTTTGGCTAGTGTCGCGTTCCCTGCTTGGCATTTGGGTAAAAACCCAAAACATGAGTTTATAAGTTGTTCGTATTCGGGCTCGTTGGCAA